GAAAAATTTCTGGAAGAAATTCTAATGTTCTAATTCTAGTCATTTTTTATCTTTCTTGTAACTCTGCTGGTGTTAAAGCTGCTATAACTACGACATCATTTGATGTAGCTGCATTTACAAAAATTTCATAAGGAGCGCATTTAATTTCATATAAATCCCCGAATTGTGCTTCAGGATTGTTTGGCACAAGCACTGCAGAATTAATTAAATCTCCGCACTCGTTATGTAGATATGCACTTAATTCACTGAAGTAAAATGTTTCTCCGAAATTCCAATTGTTTATATTAAAATAATTATTCATAGCAGTAAGCACACTACTTCTTATCTCGCTATCGCTTGCACTAGTATCAGCATTCTTAATAACTTTTATAGTACCTCGTAGGGCTGCATCAGCCTTAGGACCAAATAAAGGTTTAAATGTAACGCTGTTGAAAATTACACTGTCGCTTAACATTTTATAATCATTCACTCGTCCGTATGCTGTATTTAACTCTGTTGTAGTCGGCTTATCTGGATAAGGTACAGTATTCGTTATATCAACTAACCAATTGTTATATGCTGTATAATAAGATTGTGTTACTACATACAAATCAATAATGTTAGTAGTGGCTGGATCAATACGTGTTGTGTTATTACTATTATGACGATATTGATAACTTAATCCCTGTCTTCCATATTTCATACTATATAAAGGTTGTATTAATAATGAATAGCTAGGAGTTTGAACTGTAGGATCTTGTACAGTTTTATAGAATACATTATAATTTCCTAAAGTATCGGTTTCTCCATAAGCATAAAATAATTGTCCTAGTGGGTATTCATATTTTACAACTTCTATTTGATTTTTAGTTGCATATTGATATTCTACTTCGCTTGATGGAACTAGTTGTTGTCTAGTTAAGTTAATAGGATCTTGTAAAGTTACGAAAAATACATACTTACCTATGTTTGCTGATCCTGTTTCTACGCCTGTTACAGTATTGAAAAAATCTGGATTTAAAATCAATTGTTTATTGTTTATATCCGTGGCGCTGACTTCTACTTCAAAGTCATTTACATATCCATCACTTTCTACAGTTTGCCCTATTATATTAACCTTTATATCTCTTGACAAAGGAGTATTGCTATTTGGTACTGTATTAATCGATAAAATGTTTATGTAATCTTGTAAAATTTTACCGCTAAAAGGATCATATACTAATTCACCTGCACTAAACGCAAATCTTATGTCTTCTACGCTTCCAAAATAATATGTTAATGATTTATATGTTATGCTATATCTATTACCACCTAAACTTAAGAAATTTACAAAATAGTCAGGATCACCATAAGGACGTATGCTCCAGCGTTGTTGATCTACAGCTAATGAATTATTGAATACTAAACAAAAGCTCAATTGTAGATCCATTCTCTCTACGCATTCATTTACGATGATTGTATTAAGTTTGTTTTCAAAAACAGGAATTACTTGTGTGCATATCGCTCCTGAAGGAACATAACCATTTAATGTTACAGGACCAGTACCATTTGCAAAATTACCTTGACCATTATTGCTACCATCACCATTTACACTTAATACAGTTGTCCATAGTGTAGTTGGATTATTTGGTCCTGGAATACCTGATACTAATCTATTTTTATTATTAAAATAAAAACCAGCAGGTGCTGCAAATTGTACTAATGCTCCTTGTGTAATGTATTTCGCATTATTACTATTAAACAAACTTATTGATAGTGGTACATTGTTGTTTAAGTTGATGTTATAAAAATAACCTGTTTGACTATTTGCATCAACAGTACTGCCGTTCCAATAGACTGTTCCGTCTCCGCTAGCCGCATCAAGGTCATAGCGTGGATAATTCTCTATATAATATTGATTAGCTTTATTGCTTGCTAACACTGTAGCGAGATCAACAGATAAAAATTCTATGATGTCGCTTTGGTCAGTTATAGTTAAGTTTAAAAAGCCGTCGGTATCATCTTGATACAATGCCCCGTCATCTCCAAAACTATTAATACTTGAATATTTTCCTGTAGGATCAAGCAAGTCTAAATTTTTACTAACGCCGACACTACTGCGATTTACTGCTTTAGATTTAATTATTGAACTGTAAAGTGTATATGGGAAGTTATTATAGTCTTCACCATTAACCATACGGTTTTGTGTGTAATATCTTGTTGGGGCACGTTGCTTAATATCAGGTAGTGTTTCGCGTGCCTGAGCGTTTGATACTGGTGTTGTTAGTGCTAGACCAACTGTTAATGTTTCAATTTTTCCGGTTCTGCTAATATAGTTAAATGATACGCTTATGCCTTGCATTTCGCTTGGATCAATGGTATAAGTTAATCCGTTGCCTGCTCTTACATAAGCTCTAAATGTACCTACAGGAATTTTGCTGAACACGCCGTCACCAAAAACATAAGTTACTTGATCATTGAAACGACTGTTTACACTAAAAATTTCTCTGTTGCTTCCTTCAGTTTGTAGGTATGCATTTGCATAAACATTATCAACTTGTCTCCATAGAGTTCTTGAACTATTGTCCGCACTCAATTGATATAACCATGTATCAGTATTGTTTATACCTTCAATATTAATGTCTACTATTTGATTACTAATTGCTTGTGAGAAATTGAAATCGACGTTTTGTAATACACCCTGTTTAAAATAAAAGAAAAATCCTGTGTTGGCACTACCGTAACCTAATTGATCGTTTCTGTAAAGCATATTAAAACGTCCACTAGGAGCAGGAGGTATTTCATAAACATAGTCTTTACCTACACTGCTTACGCTTACAAGTTCAAAAGCCATAGTAGTTCCATCTACAGAAGTTTGAAATGGAGCTATGGGTAAAGTATTAGTAGGAATTTTTACGCTATATTCGCTAGTAACAACTCCCAATATATCTGCTATATTTCCTGGTCTGCCTATTTTTTGTGTGTCGATTAATGCTGCATTTATGATAGCATTAAATTGTTCTAAGAAAAACACGTTAGCAGGATCGTTCCATAATACAGGTATATTACTTAAATTTGTGCCATTTAAATCTACAACGTTTTGTGTAGTCTGTATGCTTACTATTTTGAGATAACCTTCAGCGCATAAATTTCGCTTAGGTGTATAGCTCACCAAGTTAGCAAGTTTTATTACGCTATCTCTACGTTCTGCTGTGTCTAAAAAGTTTTCACGGCTATTCAAATCGTTTCTAAATGCTAGACCCTGACCCATGAATGCCATGACATCAAGAAGTGCGATGAATTCGCTGCTTTCTACATAATCATTAAATGTTTCAGGATAATAGACACGCAGGTAATCTATAAAGCTTTTACGTAGTGTCTCATAATCATAGCTACGGAAATCGGCTTCACGGAAAGTTTGATAGATCGCTTTCCAATCATTTACACCGAATAAAGCAGCTTGTCTTGAACTTGTAGCCATAATAAAACTCTGTTTTAGTATTTATCAATATAGAAAAACTGGGTTTTTAACTATTGCAACGATGCTGAATTTAACCCGCTATTAAAGAAAACGCTTAAAACTTGCGGATTATTAAAGGGCGCAACAGCAACTTGTAATTCAACTAATATACCATTTTGCACGGGACTTGCTTTTACTGTATTGACCTGTAATCTTGGATCAAGATTTGCTACTCGTCTCAATTCTGTCTCTAATTGTCCCTGCACTTCTATAGTGTTTGGTTCAAAAACAAAATCCCAAAGTGTTGTACCATACTGTGGTTGACCAACTTTTTCTCCTAATCTAATGTTTAAAGCATTTAAAAAATCTTGGATAACTAATTTTTCATCAGTAAGAGCAAACTTTTTACCCCATATTATAGGTTGTCTTATACCTCCTGGACCTCCGTCTACACCATTGGGTGCATTAGTTGTCCTAGGTTTATTTGCGTTTATTGTGCTAAATCCAAGATACTGTGGCATATGATATATTTATTAAATGATTGTACCGTCGGGCAACACTTTTGCTTGTGGTGGCAGTTTCCTAAATTTCATATAAAATGCTCTATATTGAGGAGGAATTTGATTTATATTATATTGAGTTGGATTAGTTGGTGTTATAGGTAGTGCGCTACCAGAAACATTATTACTTAATTGCTGTTGTGCTACTGCACTATCTAAGGCATTTCTTGCTGCTAAAATTTCAGGACTTCCTTGCGGGAAATTAGATGAAACAAATGAATAGTTCTGTCTGGCTTGATCTATCTTAGCTAAATCACTATTAATATTTTGCGCTTGATCAACTTCTAACTGTCTTGTAGTTATTCCCTCACCATTGACATTAGTTACTCCTGAATTTGTGCGTACCGTTCCTGGAGCGAAGCTATTTGTAAATTGTCCTCCTATTGTTGCATCATTAATTACGTTT